AAAATAAATAATTAAGATAGTGAAATAATTAGTAACTTTTACTAATCTTTAAATAATAACTACATCATTAAATATAATTTAGCTAAGAAATCTCAACCTCAATATTTACTCCATTAATAAATTTAATATGAGCTTTATCACTTCCAGCACCTGAAGGCACATAGAGAAATGTGATAGAATAAGATTTCCAACTAAAACAAGTATCAGTATCTTCATTATATGCATCTACTATTTCTGTATCAAATGCAACAGATCCACTCCAATCCTGATTACCCCAATCGTCTATATAGTAAGAAACGTAGTTATCATTATATATTTTTACAGAATTATATTCATCATTATTACTAAAACCATCCGCTTTTGTAATTAATACAAAAACTGGTTTCATATCTTGATTTAAAGGAACGTTTATTTCCTTATATATGTTAATGAAAAACAGTATATTATATATGAACGAACAATTATTAGGTTATTGGATAGAGGATTTAATATGGTGTCCAAGTCAATGTTATTATTATTTTCTTGATCCGATTTCATCTCAAGGTTATTGTATTTATCTTAGGTGGAGACATTCAGATCCATGGACAGCTGAATTAATTAAGTGCACATCTGATTGGGAATTTATTTACGACGAGCCTTGGGAATATATTGAATTAAAACGTGATTATTCTTCTAATGAGTATCGATCTTTGGAGAAAAAAGTCTTAAAAGTAGTAAAGAAGAGATTTTCGGCTGTAACTTTTAAAAATAGAGTTTATGAAAAAGAGGAATAGTTATGAATTTTTTAGGTGGGGTACTTTATCTCCACAGGATCATAAAGAGGGATCACTCCCTGGGGATTCACCTTTTCGAGGATTTCATACAGCTCCAGTTAGGAAGGGATTTTATGCATTTCCCAAAGGTTATATTGAAACTTTTCTATTAGGTAAGTCTCCTAAAGATATGATCCCTGGGAAAGAAGGTAATGGTAGATTCTTTTATCTTAGAGATTTGACTGGGAAAAAGATAATAAGAGATGAGTATTATAATTTACGGCCTGATGAAAAAACGGCGATACTAAGGAGGGTCGGGATAAAAGAGATTCAAGTAGATTTTTGTTACACAGGAGATGATGATTATTCTGACGACCAAAAATTCATCGCCGTATATTCTCCAAGGCCGAAGAGATTTGTATATACTGGACCTTATATTTGGCATCACTTGAGAGACTATGATAATAATAAACCTTTAGTTAATCCATCAGACATAATAGCTGAGAAAGGTTCATGGATAAAAACGACACTTGATGTTTGGTGGAAAGCTCTTAAGAAATCTGATACAATATATAGATGGAAAAGTTATATAGACCGAGGAAAAAGAAATAGACATGGAAATCCTCATACATGTCCAAGTTGGTATTGTAAGGATGATTATGAAGTATTTATAGAGAGAATATAAAGAAAATAAAAGACTAGTATTGGGAAAATTAAACCCTTTACTAGTCTCTTTTTTTATTCTATTATAGTCCAAGCTTCTCGAATTACTTTTCCAGCATCTTCGTAGCTCATCTCAGAAAAACCGGACTCTGCATATCCATAACCCCAAGAATTTTTTATCATAAATCCATCTCTAGAGAAACCAACAATACTTATCGCATGTCCTCCTAAGTTTTCAGAACCATTCCAGAAGTCATCACGATCTCCGTCTCTTACAATAACAGCTATAAGTGCAGGTCCATTTGTTATCACTGCATGTTTAATTCCTTCAATAGTTGATATTCTTGAGAAGATTTTTATTTCTCCGGCCGTTTTCATTAACTCAAAACCTTCGGCAGGCATCATTCCATCTATTGTTTTATCAGCTCTAAGATAGTATAACCAATCAGGCTTTTTCTCTAGAGTTTTTCCATGACTTAGCTGATAAAAATTATACATTTCTGCTATTGAATGACTAACACAGCTTCCGACACTACCTTGATCCCACACTTTGCCGATATCTTTGAGTTTATATTCGGCCGGAAGTGTGATAGGTTGTGGTTTATATTCTGAGTAACTTTCTAGGTTTTCTGTTTTAATATAACCATAAGATCTCATAATTACTTTTTTATTTTTCCGAATATAAGTTCAAGTATTCCCTGAACTAGAGCGATATCAAATACACCGTTACTAGCTAATCCAACACCAGCGCCTACTATGAGAGATTGCCACCAAGAAGCTTCAGCAAGACATCCAAGATCGAAAAACCAACCGAACATACATAATCCAATGGCAACTATCCAAGAAATTAATTGATTAGCCCACCCTGGAAGTTCTTTACCTATAAGTTTCTTAATTGCCTGCGTAACAACAGGAACACCAGCCACTAAAGCAGCTAATGTTGAAAATACTGATACAAAATCCATAACTATTATTCTTTTCTAAATTTAATTAAGTATATACTATCTCCAGCGGATTCAGTTATCGAGAATATATAAGTCGTATCTTCTTTAGTGGTTATAGTCGTATACTGTGTAGTTATAACTGAATCACTAGTAAAGTACATCAACTTAGGCCATTCTTGATATTCTATAGACGCTGGAAGTAAATTTGCTGTAGTTATACTATCTACTATTCTTTGTGGTTCTATCGAAAAGCCTTCATAAAAAGTAGTATTAAATTTTCGGGTAGTACCACAAGAAATAATTAATAGAGTAGTGATCAGGGTTAGAATTAATTTTTTCATTCTTCTGATAATTTTACGATATATATTAAATTCGGATCTTTAGATTCAAGAGCATCATAATCAGTTTTTTCTATAATATCTGATAATTCTTGTGTTGGTTGTCCGAATATCCAAAGCTTTCTAGAATCAGTGCTCATATAAATACCATTAATATGTTTCTCTCTAGAATATTCAGCTTCAGGTCCTTTATAAAAATTAGTTAATGCCATATATTAGAGTGTTTTAATGGTTAATGCTTGTTCTAGTTCATAAATTTTCTGGTCAAGAACCTTAAGACATCCTACTAAATTGCTCTGTCCACCTAAGTAATGTGTATCTGAAAGACTCGGGAAATTACTATAAATACTGTCATCATCGGGATCAGGATCTTCAAAACCAGCAGATGAATTTACTCTCTGAATTGCAAATTTTAAGAGATCGAAGTTATATTTATCTCCTTGTTTTCTAGCTTCCACTTCTGCAGCTAATCCTCCTTCAGTCTCTCCTCCTGAACCAATAAGTTTATCTATCTTTTCATTTAACTCTGATTTTGTAGAGTCTATATATTCTCTTATAGCAATATCTTCGGTAGTTCTTTCTTGAGTTTCAGTATTCAAGTTTTCCTTAAAATCTTGATCAGCCGTTTTTCTCGCCTCGGATTCTTGAGAAATTTTTTCAGTTAATTTTTCCTTCGTGTCTTTCAAATCCTCCTCAAGAATATCAAGCTCAGTATTTATTGTTCCCAGACTTGAAGCATGATCAGCAATATCAGATATAGCTTTTTCGAGGCGTGATTTATCTTCGGCTGATAAAAGACCATCTACTTGTGGTGTAGCATTCGGATAGACTCTTTGAACTCCACCTTTTTCATTTCCGACATAGAGGTAATTATCAACCAAGTTTATTGCTATTTCCCCTGAAGCTAATCCACTAGGAAGAATTCCACCTGTAGTATATCTTTTTACTCTAATTACTTGACGTTTTCCTTGGCTTCCTTGATCATCTCCACCATCTATCTCTGAAATAGTAGTAGTTAATCTCAAAGCATCAGTATCTTGAGTTACAGTAGTTGCATAAGTATTTCCAGAACTAACTCCAGAGAGAACTTTATTTCCTAAATAATCAGCTGAACCATCTTTTGAAACCTTAACCATTCCAGATTCTTCGGAAGTAGTAAAAGATATTCCATGATGTCCATCTGATTCTATTCCTGAAACATATTTTCTAGGATTTCCTTCACCACCATCTCCAGTTATTGTTATTCCAGGGATTGTTCCTTTATTAACTTGAATTCTATGATTATTTAAGATAGTATTTACAGAGATTCCAGTAACAAATTCTTCCGATCCACCTACTTCTCCATTTTCAATTTCAATATTAGGGAATGGTTTAGAATTTCCTGATAGTGTATTCCCTGAGAGTGTAATTCCTGAAATATATTCTCCGGAGGGTGCTAGATATGATCCAGTTAAGTCTCCTTTTAAGGCTTCTACAACATGTCCAAAGGAATCGATCTTAATGTTTGTGACAAAAGCTCCAGAATTACCCCCTGCATTAGTTCCTGTAGTTGGTTGAGAAGCATGTGATATTACTTGATTTCCTCCAATAGATCCACCTCCAGTTAAACCAGGACCTGCAGAGATAGTAGTTGTTACTTTTGCTAGGTCTGCTAATGAAAGACCAGAATCTGATATAACTTTTCCTGTAGTTCCATTAAAAAGTACTAGATTTCCAGAAACTGCACTTCCTGGTCCTGTTACAGCTCCATCTATATTAGTCTGTACAACTGTCCAATCAGAATCATTAGCAGTTGAACCATCTTTGATACAAATTATTATATCACCAGGTTCAAGTCTAAGTCCTGATACATTCGGAGCTCCAGTAGTGGCAACATAGACGTCACCTGTTGTATGTTGAGCAGGAAGACTCTTAACAGTTCCAGTTGTTCCGAGAGTTCCTTTAAATTTCAAGGCTACAGCAGCTTCTATTTTTTCTCCAATTTCCTTGATAACAAATGCAGTAGTAGCTAACTGATTAGTATTAGTTCCTTGTGGAGCTGTTGGAGCCTCTGGAGTTCCTGTGAAGATAGGACTTTCAATGGGAGCTTTAGTTGCTTCTAAGGTGTTCAACTCACCTCGTAGACCAGTAACCTCTGAAATATCATGTGTATGGTTTTTGGAAGTATTAATTGTAATATCTCCTGAAAAATCAGTTACTACACCTCCAGTAACAGCTCCGGTTAAAGTTATATTTCTTTTAGAACTTAATTTATCAGCACTACCAGCATTTCCAGAGACTGATTTAGGAGCTTCATGCACATGGTCAGCTCTAGCCCACTCCTTAGATTCTCCAGCTATTGCATGTCCTAATGGTTTAGGAACAGTAAATGAGGGGCTAGGAATTTTTATCGTTACAGCCTCAGAACCATCAAATGTAGTTTTATCTGTTCCTTCAAAAGTTCCACCAGTAAAAGTAAGTTTATTTTTTACCTTTCCAGCCGAAACTACAGTTCCTATACCTCCAGAGAAAACAATATCTCCTCCTGTTATTACATGTCCAAGCTTATCACCTGCTTCTGCTTTGATATGTTCTGTGAACTCATTATTCAAAGAATTAATAATATTCAAAGTTTCAGACATATCTTCTTTAGTGGAAATTATTTCAAATGCATTTTTTCCAGCTCCATTTCTTTTTCCGACGGCTAGAATAATTTTAGCATTTTGAGAAGTAGTTCCATAAATTGCAATAACTGGCTCTCCTTGAGTAAATATAATGTTTTCTAAGGCTAGGATCGCTTCAGATCTACTTGTAAATAGTTCTGTATTTATTTTAAAATTAATTATTTGATCCATTTCATTCCTACTTTTAAATTTAAAAGGAGGCAATCAAGTTTTTACTCTTGATCAACCTCCCTTTATTTTATTTATCTAATAACTGCTTTTTAAGTTCATCTATTTCGGCCTTAAGTAATTTAATACCTTCGATTGCTAGAACACTCATTTTAGCATAATCAACTTCTTTAACTAGAACATAAGTTTCACCATCTTTCTCAATGGTTTCAAAGTTTTCAGGGTTAGGTACATCGGATTGTTTAAGTTCGGCGTCTGTTACTAGTTCAGGGAAAGTTGGTTCAAGTTCTTGTGCTATAGTTCCAAGGTCTTTTTTCCCACCTAAAATAAATGAATCTGTCGGAATAGAACAAATCTCCTCAAGTGTATGTTCCAAAGGTTTAATATCTGATTTCAAACGTTTATCTGAAGTCTGATAGAATCCACTAGAAGCATTAACTCTAGTAAGTGATATAGTAGAGTTTAGAGACCAAGTAATCGTACTATTAGCAGTAGATACTGTAGTATTTGTTCCATTTGCCACTTTAGGATTAGCAGAAATTTTTATTCCTCCAACAGTATAGTTATCTATTGTAGTCTTATTATTATTTACTGTATTAGTTAGATTTGAAACAGCATTAGTTCTATTAGTTACTTCATCATCTAACTTTTTCTCTAATTTTCCAAGAGCTCCATTGATACTATCAGTTGCTGCAATAGCTCCAGTCGTAGTTGGTTTTGAATACCCAGTTACTTTAGTATTTGCTCCTGTTACAACGGGATTAGTAGAAATTTTAATTCCATTTACAGTATAATTATCAATAGTTGTTTTATTAGAGTTAATTAAGTTAGGAAGAGTAGTATCAAGCTTTACTTTATCTGCAGCAGTCATAACACCAGCTACACTAGCAGTTGCAGCGGGAAGAGTTATATTGTTTGCTGCACTAACTCCTGTAGAAATAGTTGTTTTTGTTGCTGCGATAGCTACACTTGAAGCTGCTGGCGTAACTGCACCTAAAGCAAAATTCGCTGTGGTTATTCTATCAAGTTCTGTCTTATCGGTTGAAGTCATTACCCCTGCAAGAGTAGATGATGCAGCTCCAATATTAACTGAATGTTCACTTTTTGCGTTAGTATCTGTAGAATTACCACTAACATTAGTACAAGTGAAGTTTATAGCTACATTAGAAGCTGTTCTAGTCCAGCAACCATCATCTTTCAAGTGAGAAGAATTCCCAAGAGTTTTAATAGCATTGAGAGTTTTCTTATCAGATGCACTTGCGAGACCTGCCTGAGTTTCTGATACTTCTGGAAGAGTGATAGAACTAGAAACTGCTTTATTATCTGTAGGATTTATACCCGTTATAGTAATTACTCTTGAGGTAGCTGTTGTAGTAGGCTGAGAGATAACATGATTAGTACCTGTGATTTGGTCAACTTTAGTTTTATCCGCTGCGCTTAGAACACCCGCTGCAGATTGTGTAGCAGCAGGCAGCGTAATATTATTCGCAGCGGTAGTACCATCAGTAACATTAGTTTTAGAAGCAGCTATACCTACAGTAGACGCAGCAGGAGTTACAGCGCCAAGAGCAAAGTTAGCAGTATTAATTCTATCTAATTCTGTTTTATCTTTGGCGCTCATTGTACCTGCTGCGGAAGAAGTAGATATAGGAAAGTCTATAGTAGTACTTATATCTTTTTCATTACCATTATCAGATACAAATGTAATAGTAGCTTTATTAGCATTAGATGTTACAGATATATCATTAATAGAATCTGTATTTAATCCATCTAATTTAGTTTTATCCGCTGCGCTTAGAACACCCGCTGCAGATTGTGTAGCAGCGTTTATCACAGCGGTTCCATCTTCATTAACAGTCGAAGATCTCCACGTATTATAATTGAGAGTAACTGTGTTAGGAGATGTTGTGAAATTTTTTATCTTATCAGCTCCATGTGTAGAAAGACTATTAAACTCTGTATCTACTACTTGAAGTTTAGTCCATCCAGAAGCTGCATGTCTATTGGCCCAGTTGTCTAATCTGTAATAACAATCCTCTGATACAACAAACCACTCTTGTCCGATAGCATCATTATTAGTATTTACTACGGATTTACTAAGAATAGGATCTGTGATAGCATAAAGTGCATTCAGAGTAGCAACTGTTTTATGGCCTTGTATTTCGTCGGCATAGACAATACCAAATTCATTAAGATTCGCAGATTGTAACTGCGCCGGGTAACGAGCCATTGTATTCTAATCTTTAATTATTTAAAATCTAGTTTAACATTTTGAAATGCACCTTTATATTTAGAGGTGTATACATAATAAACGATATTTACACCTGCACCATTTGTTACAGTCACTTCAGTTCTATTAAAGTCTTCCAAAACAGGTGCTGCTCCATTCTGAACAATTGATGTAAGAGCTCCTAAGTTTTTTGGGTAAGCATAACTGTAATATTGAGTTCCATCAGCAGTAACTCCAGAAACTGATAAAGTTCTAGCATTGACTAATTTTGTTCCAGTCATAGCTTTAATATCATCTTGTGTAGGAGTAGCTGAAGTAGTTACACCATATCTCTGTCTAGACCATACATTGATACTAAATTGTGCAGATGTCGTATCATTTCCAGATGCAACAACTACAGAACTACCAGAAACCATGAATCCTTTTTTAGGTGCACTTAAGGTTTCTTTAATTACTCTGGAAGCAGCAATATTATCAATAGTAGTTGTTGGAGAAGCAACATCACTAGAAGGTAAAGTTGTCCCTAAGTCACCACTACATGAAGTAGGGGCTTTATTTGTAGTTGTCTTAGTCCATTTAAAACTTCCAACAAATTTTGCTTTATATCCTCGTTCGATAGTAATAGAACTAGCATTTACGTTACTAACACCAACTTCTGTATTTGTAACCTCTGTACCAGCATTATTTTTAAAACTCCAAGTACCAGAGATAACTGGAGATGCTAAGAGTTTATCAGCAAATAAATAAGTATCAAGTTGCCAATTTACTTTTCCATCTACTATTGATTCAACGTAATATCCAGTTTCTTGTTCAGATACCAATACTTTAGCTCCTACTTCTAGTCGCTCTACAGGAATAGCATCCCGCTCAGCTATTGTTTTAACTGAACGGAAGCCTCCCATACCATAAATGGCTGAATGTGTTGGATATACGTCAGAAGTATTGGTGGGAACGATACCCGAATAGAGTACCGTTCCTTTTAAATTATTTTCTGGCATTATCTTTTATCAATTAATTTAACTTCAATATTTAGTATTCCATGATAGAGATTAGCAAGTTTAGTAATTGTATAATCAGTATATCCAGTAAAGATGTTAGTTATACGTCTAGAGTATACTGTTACATCATCAACAGGATAATTATTACAATAGATTCTATACTTACTATACTCTTCTGTTGGAATTGCTACGTAAATATACTTACCTCCTGAACAATCAATAGGAGTGAATGGGAATTCATTATCACCGAAGGAGAAGAAAGAATTCATTGCTATAAAGTCAGAGTCAGTAGGAGCAGAATTACTTGATGCACCTACATAAACCTTATCAGCTGTATCAATCGTTAAAGTAGCTGTTGCAACTTCACTTAGATACGAACCTCTCAATGTGAATGTTTGTCCTCCAGTGGCAGTAATCTTATAAGTACGTTCCTCAACAGGAATATCATGAGTATCTATGAATTGGAAATTAATTTGTCCACTTGGGGTCAATTGATATTCCCATTCAAGAGTAATTTCTGTTGATTCACCTCTCTCTAATAAAGTTCTATCTGCTGTGAATTTAGTAATCTTAAATTCAGTAGGATTATCTCTCTTATTAGAGCCCATCATTCTATACCAAATTCCACTGGCATTGAATATAATATCATTTACCATGAATTTATATCCAAAGGACTCACCATCATTATTAACTAAATAGTAATCACCATCTTGTGCCTTATCTCCATTAGCTAGTGTTGGTAAATTCCTTTCAGCATCCCAAGTACCCTTATAGAACAAACTATGCATTGTTCTTTCAGGTAATTGACTTTCAGGTATTTTTCCATCAGGTCCAAGTTCAGCCTTCTTATCAAGAGCAACCTGAGTAGCTGTTGAAATAGGTTTCTCGAGGTCTGATGTATTATCAACTCTACCAAGTCCAATTTGCTCTTTTGTTACTTCATGAGGATTGTTCTTATCTGCAATATGTTTATCCAGATTAGAAACAACTTCAGAAATAGCGTTTTGAGTTGCTACTGAAATAGGCTTTTCTAAGTCAGATGTATTATCTACTTTTCCGAGACCTACTTGTTCTTTAGTTACTTGATGAGGATTATTAGTATTACCTACGTGATTATTAATAGCTGTATTTAAACTATTAGATAAAGTATCAAGAGCATTCTGCTGTGCTACAGATACAGGTTTATTAATATCGGCTGTATTATCAACGTTACCTAAACCTACTTGATCCTTAGTTACCTTATGAGGATTATCTGTACGATTAGCATGATTATCTAAAGCAGTATTATTAGCTGCTTTGGCATCATCAATTGCTTTTTGTGTAGCAGTAGATATTGGTTTATCGAGATCTGCAGTATTATCTACATTTCCGAGTCCAATTTGTTCTTTAGTTACTTTATGAGGATTACTGAAATCTCTCAAGTGAGCACTAAGATCTGTTCCCTGATCTGTATTAATCTTATCAATCTTAGCGTCAAGTTTATCAAGTTCCTTCTGAGTAGCATTAGAAATAGGTTTGTCAAGGTCGGAAGTATTATTTACATTTCCGAGACCTACTTGTTCTGCAGTTACTCTATGAGGATTTGTATAATCTTTAATATGATTGCTTAAGTCAGTTCCAGAAGAAGTAATTAGAGTCTTAACCTCGTTGATAGCTTCTTTAGCTGCATCAGACAAAGGTTTATCTTTATCTGAAGTATTATCAACGTTACCTAGACCTACTTGATCTTTCGTTACTTTATGAGGATTATTGTAATCTTCTATATGTTTAGTTAAGTTATCTGTAATAGTAGTATTTCCGCTATTAATAGATTCCTTAACTTCATTAATTAATTGTTGGGTTGCATCAGATACAGGTTTATCCTTATCTGAAGTATTATCTACATTACCTAGACCTACCTGAGCTTTATCTACCTTATGAGGATTGTTAAAGTCTGCCAAATGTGCATTAAGAGAATCGGTTGTTGCCTTACCCTTATCACCAGCATAGGCAGTACTAGATGTTTCACCGAGAGCCAAAGACGCTGAGATTTCTACATACTTAGAACCACTCCATCTATAAGTCAGGTTGGTATCTTTAGTAACATAGATTTTACCAGCCTCTCCAGTTGCAGGTAATTCATCTAAGGTAGCAACTTCAATAACGTCATCTACAAAGCTAGGTAATTGAGAACTAGGAACTTTGCCTTCTTGGTCAAGTGTAGCAACTCCCCCAGCTACGCCCATCTCTGAACGTTTTACTTGAGCATCATTTGTTACTTCACCTAATCCAATCTGTTCCTTAGTTACTTCATGAGGATTATTCTTATCTGCTATATGAGTTTCGATAATAGTATTAGTTTCTGTCTTAATACTATCCAAAGCTTTCTGTGTAGCATCAGAAATAGGTTTATCCTTGTCAGCTGTATTATCTACATTACCAAGTCCAACCTGATCCTTAGTTACTTTATGCGGATTATTAAAATCTGAAATATGAGCACTAAGATCAGAACCAGAACCATCAATAGAACCTTGAAGTCTTCTTTCAAGTTCATCAAGAGCATCCTGTTGATAATGAGAAACAGGTTTATCTAAGTCAGATGTATTATCTACATTACCTAGACCTACTTGTTCCTTCGTTACTTCATGAGGATTCTTCTTATCTGCAATATGATTCTCTAATGAAATATTGGTCTTATCAAGATTAGACTGAACAGCATTGATTGACTCTTGAGTTGCTACAGAGACAGGTTTTTCAAGGTCAGCAGTGTTATCCACCTTACCAAGTCCAACCTGATCTTTAGTAACCTTATGAGGATTATCAAAGTCTTTCAAGTGAGCACTAAGATCTGTTCCTGTAGAACCTATAATAGATTCAAGATCACTCTTAAGTTTATCTAAAGCAGCTTGTTGTGCAATAGATACAGGTTTATTGATATCTGATGTATTATCAACATTTCCAAGACCTACCTGAAGTTTATTTACTTCATGAGGATTATTCTTGTCAGCTATGTGATTAGTAACATCTTTTTCAATATCACCAATATCTTTCTTCAACTCTGCCTTTGTAGAATCTACTAAAGCTTGTTGTGCTACAGATACAGGCTTATTAATATCAGCTGTATTATCAACATTCCCTAGTCCTACTTGTTCTTTTGTTACCTTATGAGGATTGTTAAAGTCTGAAGTATGATTATCTATCTTAGTATCAAGCTCTTTCTTAGTATTATCTACTAATTCCTGTGTAGCATTAGATACTGGTTTATCAAGGTCTGCAGTATTATCTACATTTCCTAAACCTACCTGAGCTTTTGTTACCTCATGAGGATTATTCTTATCAGCTTTATGTTCTGAAACTTCTTTATTAACAGCATCTAAAGCTTCTTGGACTGCACTAGAAATAGGCTTATCAGCATCAGAAGTATTATCTACATTTCCAAGACCGATCTGTTCTTTAGTTACTTGGTGAGGATTTTCAAAGTCAGCCACATGAGCATTAACTTTATCTGTAGTAGCCTTACCTTTATCTCCAGGATATGCAGTTCCATCTACTTCACCAAGATGAACAGGGTTACCAATTTCTACTAATTCAGCACCATCCCAACGATAGATTATATTAGTTTCTCGATTAGAATAGATTACACCTTTATCAGGAGTAGCACCTTCATCTAATTCCGTTTCAGAAATTGCTGTATATATTTTCTTCTCATCTTCTACATAGTAAGTGGAACCAATTACTAATCTAGAAGAAGGAATATCTGTTTTTGTTGATACGAAACGATCAATTCCAAATACTTCATCAACTTGTCCTGGAAGTTGTTCCACAGGAACTTTACCATCTTCTCCAAGAGTAGCAACACCCTTAGGAACACCCATTTCAGAGCGTTTTATCTGAGCGTCATTAGTAACATTTCCAAGACCGATATCATTTCTATCTAAAGATGGATTTGTGGAAATTTTATAACCATTTACAGTATAGTTATCGATTGTCTCTTTAACTTCTGCAATCTTATCATCTACATCTTTATTGATAGTTTCACTAATTCCATCAAGTTTAGCTTTATCTTCTTTTGACATTACTCCATTTGATTCTGGAGTAGCTGTTGGAAGATTTTCTGTAGCTAATTCAGTGAAGTCATTAGAAGTGATATCATAACTCCAGTTTCTACCATCCAAGAAATATCCACCATTGAAAGTGAAAGTTCTCCAGTTACCGTCTAAGTTAATAAACTTAACTTTTATACCTGGAACTTTCTTTTCAGCTGGAAGGAAAGCATCTAATTTAGCAGCAGCATATTGGATGTGCCACTGATCTCCATTTTCTCCCTTACCTTCACCTGGAAATATTTCATTGATATTATAGACTACATCAGATTCAAGTTCTACTCTATCAGTTAATTCACCAACTGCTTCATCAATAGCATCCTGAACACCACTAAGTTTAAGACCTGTTTCTTCGATTGTAAAAAATCCTTCAGACTCAGGATCACGAAGAACACCAATAGTAGGATCGTTATGAGTACCTTCTACTATGATTCCTTTTCCCTCAGTAGCTGTTACACTATCTACTTTTCTTTCCTCTAATGAATCTACGAGTTCTTTAAGTTCTTTTCCTTTTTCAGCAGATAAAACTTGCTCTTTAGGATCACCACCTTCGAATGAATCTACGATGTTTTCCTTCTTTACGTAAGTCTTTTCTGCATCTTCTATTTTAAGATAGGGAGCAAGTTCAATAGATAAATCATATTCACCGATCTTTTCCCATTCTTTTATTTCTTTCCCTTCTTCGTCAACCTTAATAGTTACTATATATTCAGTATAACTCTGAAGTTCTCCGATATTATTTTCTTTTCTAAGAAGATAAATTTTATTTGTCTCTGCTTCCTCCAAAGAAGGTAGCTCATCCACCATTCTGAAAAGTGATGTATCTATAGTGCAAGAAATTACATTATCCTCACTGATACTAATCCCTTCTCCGGCTATCAATTTATCTTGCTTAGTCTTTAATATCTCTTCCAGTGCTTCATCTGTAATTACTCCAGATAAGTATGGTTTCCATCCTCCAGCTTCATTTCTTTTTTCCCAATTAACAAGCTGATAAACTTCTTTGGCATCAATTACATACCACAATTGTCCAAGAGAATCATTACCAGAATTATCCCCTGTATCAGAAAGAATACAGTCGGGAATTTTATACAATGCTGAAAGAGAAGATACTGTTTTGTGTCCACTAACTTCTATAGCTCTAACAATTCCATATGCACTAGGATTGTTGGACACTAATCTATCTGCAAAATTTAACGCCATTGTACTATTTATTTAAATTCTAACTCAACATCAGTAAAAGCACCTGGATTATTAGTAACATAAACTATATAATCTATTACTACACCAGCACCATTAGTGATTTCTAATTCTACTTTGTTAAATGCCTTAATTACACGAATTCCATCCTGATAAATACTATCTAACTCACCAAGAACTTTAGGATAAGCAAAAATAGCATATTCATCCATTTCTGTAGAAAAATGTTCTAGAGTCTTTTTAGGATGTTCAGTAATTAATTCAGATGTTTTCAGAGATTTAATATCATACTCTACTAAGTCTTTTCCCTTAGTAGATACACCATAGAATAATCTATGTGCGAATGTTACTGATCTAGTATCTTCTGTATAATCATAAACGCCAGTACTTCTAACAACATCTTCTCCTCTAACCATAAAACCAGTCTTAGGAGCTTCAAGTTTAATAGAAATAGTAGCATCTTCTGTATAATAAGGACTAGTTACTATATCAGAACTAACATCAGTACCTGTAAGAGTATCCCAGAATGAACCCTTAACAACTCCAGTAGGATCTTTCTTTCCATCTTCACTTGTCCATGTATAAACTCCTTTGAAAACAGCCTTATATCCATTTTCAATTACAGGATTATATTTATTTGGACTTGGAGTAATTGTTATAGGTTCGAATGCATTATTATAGAAATCCCAAGTTCCATTAATCTTAGGTTCTACAAGTTCTAAGTTTGTATTAAAAAGCTCATCTATTTTTTCTACTACCTCAATAAAAGTAGATTCTGTAAATTCTCTTTCAACTGAGAATTCAGATGTAAAACTATTCAGGATAATCTTTTCTGAATAATATTTCCCTGAATAAATCCACTCTAGAACTAATACATTTTTACACTGAGTTTCACACTCTATAATACTAGATTGAATAGATACAGGAACTATCGCTTTCCCAGAATCTACTCTTAAAGACGCAATTGAAATCTGATCTTTAATCTTTTCAGTAAGCTTAACAAAATTCTCTGCTCCACCAAAAATTTCTGCTATTTCTTCAGATGTACTTTCTGATGTTAACTCAGAAGTCATACTTGGGAATAACAATACTTTACTATCGATCAGTTTATTTATTTCTTCCTCCGATAATGCGAAGAAAGTTCCTTTAGTCCAAGCCTGTCTAGATCCTTTGATGAAAGCTATCGAAGTATCACTAATTTTTCCGGCTTCTAGATCTGCATTAAATTCCTCAAGAGTTTCATATTCAAGGAGAAAATCACCCCAAAAATTATCAACTCTAGGAACTCTAAGATCTACAACTACACCATCAGAATTTTTGACCCATATACTTTCCTCTCCGGCATGAAGACCTAAACCTAATTCACCTACTTCAAGCTGTTCTGGAGTAGGCATCTTTCCCTGTTCTACCGAATTTTTAAGAATAATTACGGTTGGTTCAGGAAGTTGATTTTTTACAATTATATCACTCATTGTCTTAGACATTTTGTACACTCCGGAACATCATTATTAGTTCTCCATTCCGTATTGTTTACTTCTTTATAATTATAGTAAGAATAACTTTCATCTTCTGGATAAACACCAGAACTCCAAGATTCGTAATCCGCTGTAGTCTGTCCTCTTCCACATTCATTATTACAAGGGCAGTCATTAGATTCGGGTTGAGCTAGAAGATTTTGATACTGGAATAAAATTCTAACTAACATAGCAGTCAAAACATTACTCCATGCATAAATAAATCTATCCTCATTGTATGGAATCTCAGAACCTTCAACGTATATTTCACCATTATCAATTCCAAGTTCACATCTAAGTTCATCTACAGCATAAAATACAATCTTAGCTTCACCATGATCTCGAATATCAAAAAACTCTTGAATATAAGTTTTGACATCTGATCCTTCTGGAAGTAAAGTTAATCTATCTGATATATATTTTAAGATATATGTGATATACGGAGCTAATTCACATCTCATGGAATAATCTATCTTAGCTATCCCTAGACATGATTTAATATTTTGAAGAGCTTGTTTATATGTGATGTATCCGTTTTTATCGTTCCATCTCATTATTATTTCACTTCAAAAATAGTAACTCCGTTTATTACCATCTTAACCAAAGTTTTTCTCTCTGGATCTAAGAATAGGTATAATCTATCCTTTTCAAATTGAAGGATATCCAAGGTATTTGTTACAATATCAACACCTTTACAAGAATCAGACTGCATTACACGATCTGATACAGAAAATTGAATACCTTTTGTAGTATTACCGTAACAATCTGACTGACAACTAGTATTAGTAATTCTAATACCATCTCCTTCTAAAATTTCAGAAGAACTAAGAGCGTTAGTATAAAGATCTGATAAAGCACTCTCGATCTTATTTAAATTAGCCGCATTAACAGGAGTTTTATTATCAATCCATGTAGTTTTTATATAACTATTTTTCATAATTTATGTTATTATTTAAACTTACCACTCTCCTCCGTCAATAATGTTGTAAGGAGATTTCCAATTATCTTCATTAGCCCAATTAGATTCATCAGCATCTGGTCCTTTATAAATATATTCTGAATATGCACCTTCACTACCAAGAAATCTAATTTTCAATCCGCTACGTCGTCTTGCTTCAGGTACTAATCTAATTGCTCCCGAAAGAGTTAATTTTCTTTCATAATTATTTATTTCAGCATTAGCATTACAAAAATCTTTTAAGTTTTCATTTATATAACTAACTGCAGCATTAACAGTATTATTTATACTATTGATATCAGCACTAGTTAATGAATCCCCAGGATTTTTATTACTAACATCAGTTCTATCAAGCAAGTCCATAATATTTTTCTTATTTTAATTTCATTAAATCTAAGAGATAATCATTAAATATATCTCCTCCTGGAATATTACTCTGCTTAAATTTTAGAGCCCCTGGATTAAGAGGTTTACCAAGTCTTCCAACAAAAGGAGCTGTATTTCTAGCAGAACGTCCGGAGATCACTTTTATATCTTTCGGGCTTCTTACTTTTTTCATTTAGAATGTTCCTCCATAGATTTTATTAATACGAATTCCATCAACCTTCTCATCATAAATCAAATTATTATTATCCAATTTTACATCAGCGGTTAATGTTTTCTTAGATTCAGTAGGACCAGGACTCATTGTAAAATCGATGGTATTAGAATCTTCAAATATAATTCCAAGTCCATCTGCAGTAGTTCCACCAGTTTTTATCCACTGTCCTCCGATCATTGTATAAGTAATGGAAGTAGTACCGTCATAAGAAGTCAGGATTACTACATCTCCATTCTTAGGTTTTTCACCAAACAACGCAATCAAGATACACTCCTGATCTGATTGTTCCTCTGACTGTTTTTTTGCTGTAAATATTCTAGGACCTTGACTTAATTCCATAGTATCTGAAACAATGTCAAAATCACCTAAGTCTGCACTCTTAAAAATTACTAAAAGAATACAAACATCTTCAACTTCATTATAATATCTTACAGCAACTAATTCAGCATATTGTCTAGATGCACATGAGAGAGCCTTAAGTGCTTCATCTCGATTGGCATAAATACATTCAAATCTTGTTAACTGTGATTGTGCCATTTTTATTATCTTTTATCTAGTATATCACCATTGAAGTTTACATCTATATCTGTAATTTCATTTGTATCGGTATTAATATCCTCTACATTTGCTCCAACGATTCTCACTATACGATTAGTTATTATATTTCCCTTTTCATCGATAAAAGCTATTCCATTTGACATATCTTTTATCCAAGAAGCTTCAGTATCAACTCCATATCCACAAATTGATTGATTAGATAAGAAAGTTCCACATACAGCTTTAAACTTACTAATAACATTAAGCTCGATAATTTCCAAATCTTTCCAAGTAAATATTTTCCCTGGATACTCGGTTAATTCGATCACTGTTATAGTTTTTCCATCAAGAGATATTCTAAAATAAATATCTTTAATAGTTAATAGATCATTACTTCCTCCACCTGAGAAACAACCAAAGAAATTACTAACAGGTAATGAACTAACTTTTACCTTAGCACCGATCAACTGTTCATATTCCCAAATTCCAGAAGGACCTACAATTCTTGAGTTTCTACAACTATTCAACATTTTATCCTTTGCCTTTAGCTAGAGAATCTACATAGTTATTCCAGTATATATCAGCATCAACACCATTATTTTTCTGATGTCCCTTTACCCACTTATACTCAATTCTTCTTTGTAAACCCTGTTTAATTATTTCTTTATCAATATCACCTTTAATTCGAGCGATGTATGGTTCTTTTACTTTCCAATTACCAGTCATCCACTCTCGAACACCAAGATAATCTGCATGGACTACTACAATATCATTCGGACCCCAAGAACCACGAAATTCATATAAAGCATGTAAAACTGCTACTAACTCCGCACTAGGATTACTACACTTCTGAGCTCCAAAAGATAAATTCATATATTCAGGAGTTAATTCGATTGAGAATTTATTAAGCATAGTTCCCATTCCAGGTCCAGTAGGGTCAATAAGAACTCCTCCGATACCAAGTCTTCCATTATTTTGTTTGTCTAGGTGAGATCCATCAGTATAAATATCAAACTGTTTCATCTCATCGATTTTAAATATCTAAATTTTCATCTAAAGAACGATATTCGAAGGGATCAAGTTCTAGTCCAAATTCTTCAAGGCACCATTCTCTAAATTCTTTCGTACCAATTACACTTATCTCTCCAAGAACATTCAAAAGCTCCTCTCCTTCAATTTTAGATAGACTTTTATCTAAGTGACAAATTAACCTTGTCATAAGATATCCAAAATGACTTAAAGATCCATCTACATCACTATCATAACACTCCAAGACTCTAAACCCTGAATGAGTATTAAAACTTGAAAATAGATCAATCCACTTTTCTGGAATATGAATCGAAGAACCATTATAGAGATAATAAATAACATCTTCTGTAGGTGTAATTCTTAAGATAACATAATCTAAAACCTTATGATCACTAAGCCCTTTCAGAACGATTCTCTTAGATCCGCCCTCTCGTATATAAGATAATTTGTAAAACTCGGTAAATACTTCTTTAAACCAGGCATCTTTCATAATAGTGTATATAAATTAATTAAAGCCAACCCTGAAAGAATTATTGTATTATTATCTTCCATCACTAAATATCCCGTTTTATCACATTGACTTCTATAACTTAAAAGATCAAGAAACTCGGATAAATCTTGTTTCAGGTAAAATGTAATTGATATAATTCCTTCTCCTATCGCAAAAGAACATATTATTGAGTAAGGATGTATGTCAAGTCTATCTAATTTAGCTACTATGTCTTCCTGGATTTCAATTTCTCTAGGATTACTTCTCATAGTATTATTTCTGTTATATGACTGTTTAATATTCCCATACTGTTAATTAGGTTAGATAAGATAGATCTGTGACATATTTTATCATCAGAACCATAACCCATTAATATAACTCCTCTTGCATTACTAAGTTCAGCCAAGTAATTAAGTTTATCAATAACCTCTACAAAATTTACATTCGACATCTCAATAATATATCTCTTAGAAAATTCTGTAAAATCAATAAGCCCGTCTCTCTTTGCTCTAAATAATTCTGTACTTGGAGCTAAATTTCTAAAATGTACTGCCGTTCCATTATACTTACCAATTAATTCTGAATTACTAATATTTCTTATTATAAAAAT